ATTAGTATTAGAATCGTCATCTAAGGTTGGTAAGACCTCAATATGTTTATAATTATTTTTTACTTTCTTTTTTTCCAAAATTTTTTGTAATCGATCTTCCATAACAATAAAAAGAGAGAGACTCTAAAAAATTCTATATATTTCTTTATACACAATAGAGATATATAGAAATGGATATTTAACGTGCATACATCATGGCGCAACTTCCTCCAGTAAATGTTAAGATATTATACCGTTCTTCAAATAAGGTTAAATTATACGTGTATTCGTACAATCTCCAATTAGACTTATTGATTGCAACCGGTTCTCCATCACCATTACAAATTACCTCATAATTTGAATTACGTGCATCAATTTGCGGAATAAACGTCACAAACTCTAATTCGATATTTTTAAATTTCCCTAAATTTATCGCCCCAGATGGTTGATAAGAACGGGGGTTCGTATCTAAACAAAATTGATAACAATACAACCCTTCTTTTGCAAACCCATTTGTACGACTATATTTTTCAATATAATCAAACACACCACGTGGTAATGTATTCTCTCGATACTTACCATCCAAGACAATACCCATACTTTCCATAATATGTTTGTGATTTTCTACATTGTAATCACCCGTAATATAAAACCCAGTATTGATGCGTTTTCCATCTTGTCTCGGATGTAATAATAAAACAGTAGGAGGTGATTGTACATCACTTGGTATGTTTTTATACGGCCAGTTAGTATAATTAGTCCATTCGTTACGCATATTGACATCATTTCGTTGGAAATACCACATCCAATTAGAGACCATTCCATTGCTTTCTACTTTTACTTTTTTCGATCCGTAAATATTATCATATTTATGAACATGTACTTCTTTTACTAAATAAGATTGTTCCTCTTCGGCAAATCTCCTCGATTCTTCTTTTGATAAAAATGCGTATGTTGATAGTAGATGAATATCCGCGTTCCATATATTAATAGTGTTCGCATACGCACTTGGGTCCGGTAATCCATAATTGTCGGGATAACTATTATTGTCCTCCGTCCAAGTATCCGATGCATAATTCCCACTCGCATCTGTTGCAAATACCATGTTCTGCTTTAACGGGCTCTGTAAAAATCGATACATTTGAAAACGCTCTTGATTAAAATCAGGACGAATATAGGGATATTCATATTCAAATCCGTCTTCATCTAAATCGAATACATCGCGTACCTGGAACAAATCTTGGATGGGACGCATCGTAATATTGATCTCGATTTCATTGTACTGTAAAGCTACTAATGGTAAAGCACAACGAGTATCATTCATAAACCACGCATGTAATGGAATGTATAGATTTCGTCCTCGGATTGATGGTTCCACTCCGTCCGTTGTAGTCGAATCATTGTCGAAAAAGGCATTTGGATACGTATTGGTTCTACCAAAAGCGATCGATGGATTATTCAACTCGGATACATTTCCAGTCATGTTGCGAAATGCTTTTTTCTTTTCATCGGGATGATCGCGTTCTACCAAAGCACTCAAGTAATCACCACTATACTTGGCTAACGTAAATGCGCCACATACTATTTCTACTTCTTGTATCATTTGTGCTCCTAAATCTTCTATCCATCGATATTCATATGGAACCCATTTGTTGTCATTGTGGTTGTTTTCATTTATGTTCAATCCAGTATTATCTATTCTTTTCTTAATGGGTGGATATACTGGACTCCATATATTGGGAATGGTGACTACTAAATAGGTATCCAATAATAATTCCGCGTATCTAGGTATTTTAAATGTAAAATGAGATGGTTCAGTCAAACGTAATTCTCGTGATCCATTATAATCAATCCTGAATTTTTGCAATCCAAAATTGGTATATTTATTATAGACTGTACGAAAAAAAGTTTTGCTTGGATTACCTGTTAAAAATAAATTGGCTTGTCCTAATGCTATTAAATTTAATAAACCGCCAGCCATTATGAATGTGCGTGCAATAATACTATATAAAATATATTTTTATTATATATTTCTTTCTCTCTAATATTTATTATTTGTATATAATAAAAAATGAAACTTGTAAATAAAATATGTATTGTAGTTATTTTTTGTCTAATCTTACTATTGTTTTATAAAATTGTTCAATCGAGAAATATCATACCTGTGCAAATCAATTTAGATAATAGTGACAATTTCGATATTATGCGTAAAAAGGATGATGTTTATAATGAAAGTTTTATATCAAATGAAGGCAATTTAAACATTATATCTACTTCTACCATAAATTTACCGTTGATGGAATATGTTATTATGAGTTCATGGAATAGTGCATTAAATGAGAAACAATTAGTTTCTCTTGATGCTCTTGAAAATACGATCAAACGTGGATATCGTTTCTTGGATATGGAACTATATTTAGTCGATGATAAAGTGCAAGTCGGATTCTCTTCCGAAAAATCCAATAATTCTATGGAGTCGGAGCCAGTTTTATTTTTTGATGCCTGTAAAACAATAATGGCGACGGCTTTTATTACTGGTAATAAAAAAGATCCTTTGTTTTTACATTTACGCATTAAATCAGATTATGAAGACATTTATCCAAAGATAGCAAAAACTATGAAAGGACAATTAAGTAATTTCTTGTACAGTGGAATGATAACGGAAGATACTTTACTAGAAGATGTACAAAGTAAAATTATAATCGTCGTAGATCGAACTTACGTACCTAATATTAGTAAGTATAAATGCAAGGGTATCTGTACAGATGATATTCTTGCTTATATCAATATATTTAGCAATTCATCTATTTTACATTCATCTAAAATTTACAATAAATTGAATGAAAACAAGAATCTTTTGAAAATTACAAATGAAGATTCAATGGAGACAAATGTAAATAAATTGCAAATGGTTACTCATGGTTTAGGTGAATTTTACAATGCTAAAAACGAGGAGAATTATTATCAACTTGTACTGGATTATAAAGTACAGATCATACCCCATAAAGTATTTTCTCGTGACCAAGCCTTGGCTGATTATGAAACCTTCTTCATGGAAAATGGAAAACATGCTTTTATTCCAATGATAATTGCTCATGACTATTTGAAAAATCGGTTCTAAAAGGGGGAACTACGTTCCCCCTAACCCCCTCCTTTATTGTGGAACTACATTCCCCCCGGATGTTTAATCAATAAAATAATATAAATAATACTTTTTTTGTATAATTTATATTTCAATTTGGTTATATGGCTATACAAAACGTAGATATTTGCTGTGGTTTATGTTGGGGTGATGAAGCTAAGGGTAAAGTGATTGCCCATTTAGCAAAAGTAAAAGACTACGACTTTGTATGCAGGTGGGCTGGAGGAAATAACGCGGGTCACACCGTCTATATAAATGGGGTTAAATACAAAAGCCATTTAATTCCATGTGGTATTTTCTACAATAAGCCTTCTATTATTGGACCCGATTGTGTTATTCATAAAGAATCCTTTCTAAAAGAACTTGATTATTTGAGAGAAAATGGTTTCAATACGGATTTGATTAAAATATCGGAAAAAGCACATATTATTACCAATAATCATATTGAAGAAGATATACGTTATTATAGCAGTCAAGGTACAACATCACGTGGTATAGCGCCTTGTTATCGAGACAAATACGCTAGAAAAGGCATATTAGCCAAAGAAGAAGAATGGACAAAGCCTTATTTGTGGGATAATGTACTGTACGGAAATATATTATGTGAAGGAGCCCAAGGGTTTTGGCTCGATATTAATTACGGAAATTACCCTTACGTTACATCTAGTACTACTTTACCGTACGGTGCGTGTAGTCTAGGGTTCTCACCACGACTAATACGTAATATCTACGGTGCTTGTAAAATATACGATACACGTTCTGGTAATGATCCCGATTTCCCAGAAAGCTTACTCGATGACCCGGAATTGTCTAAAATCGCTGAATATGGTCAAGAATATGGTACAACTACTGGACGTAAAAGAAAGGTGAATTGGCTAAACCTTGATAAACTGATCCAAGCAATTAATATTTCCGGTACAACAACCATTATTGTATCCAAAGTCGATGTATTGGAAAAAGTAGGTACATTCAAACTTATTCATAATACAACAATACAATGGTTTGATTGCATACAATCAATGAAAAATTATATACACAAAACTCTTCATTCTACTTGTCCATTATTGGAAACAATCACATTTTCATCCAGTACAGAAATTATTGACGAAAGTAATTAATACAATAATTATTTAGGATTTAAAATATAGCAATTGCAATCATAGATCCCAAACTACATTTCAAACCATTGATTATGAATAGATATCATGTATAAAATACAACAAAAAATATTTGTTTAAAAATTATATTAAATAAAAAGTATATATTTATTTTATTTATATAAGAATATATATGAATAATTCCGTTACCAGTGAGATGTCTCAATTAAAAACGAATACTGAACAGGAACAAGAAGTAAATATGATGGATGTAGATATTAAGGATGCTAACACTTCATTGAATGTATTAGTTGCATTTCTGAATCTTGCGCACAAGCGTGGTGTATTTAATATTCAAGAATCTGCTAAAATTTGGGAATGTATTAATTTTTTCCAAAAGAGTACATAATAAACACAAACAAAATAGGTACAATATAATATATTATATAATGATAATCTATTACATATACCAGTGAATATTTAAACCATCTTATTATACCGTCGATGTTGTTCAATATTTTATCAACTTGACTATATTAATATTTTCGTTTTTTCGTATTACGTGCTACTTTCGACAATTTTTCTTTCTTGGTTTGTTTAAGTGATTTGATAGCTTTTACTGGTTTTCCCTTTTTGCGTCGTTGCTGCACTGATACTTTTTCAATAAATTGATCAATGGTTTCATTACTACATACGGGATATGTCGATTCGGGGATTTCCACAACATTCATCTCTACGATCAGGGGTTGAACATGGACATCTACATAAAGACCTCTGGGAACACTTAAGTGAGGATATTGTTGTAGTATCATCTATTATATATGAAATAACGGTAGTTTTTTTAATACTGTTATTTCTACTATTTTTATACAATTTTAATTTCGTCCATTATTTTGGTTTCTCGATTTTCTCTCAAATACTTGATTACATAATCTTTTTGTGTTTGATCTGGAATTAACTCAGTCAATGTTTTATCTAAATATTGAAATGTAATTCCCGTATATTGCTTTTTCGCGGTCATACTAATTTGCCGTCCGTTTAGTTTTAATGTACGGTTATCCAATTTATGTACTTTCATTAGTTCGATTATATCTTTTTGTAATCCTTGTTTGAGAGAACGTAATTGCCTTTGTCTATTTGAAATTTCTTGCAATTCATCCTCGATTTTCATATAATTTTGCAATTGTTGTGCTAAATCACTACTTTGTAAAGAACTCATTTGTTTCTACAATTTAACCGGCTCTCTATAATATTATAACTACAAACGACGGTTTATTCTGTTTTTCGCCTAAAGTATCAGATAATGGGAATATCTCTCTAAATCACCGGTACTGGAATAAATACGGGTCGATTTTGCCGTACAATCAATATAAAAATAGTAAATACCAGTAAAATTAAAAATACGTGATAAAAACAAATGATCCATACATAAATGTAAAATTCTTCATATACAATTCCTCCTAAAGGGGAAAGAACCGTATTTTTTAATTGTTTTTTCGCTTCATCGGTTTCAAAATAAGCTTGACACGATTTCCACAGACTATCCATGTGTGTTGTATTAGTAAAATTAAACTTATACTGTACCATTAAAATAAAAAGACACCTAAAACGTATTTTTGTTTGTACAGTATGTCAAAAATATACATGATAGGTTCATTCTACATAAGTCAAATCTCGGTACAATACAAAAATGGAAAATATAGTTGAACCGAATGCTTCGTTTGAATTCTCTCAATTAATATGCATATCACCTTCTTCTCTAGGTGGTGGTAACTATTTTATACGTATTCTACAGAAAAATGGACAAAAACCTTTTTATATTCAACCGCCTAAATGTACATCTAAACAAGGTATTGTCAAGTCGGGGAAAAAAATGTATGTCGATCTACTTTTTAGACATGAAGACGAACCTTTTCATGAATTCTTAGAACATTTAGAAACTTTTTGTAAAAACCAATTGTTTCATTACCGAGAGAAATGGTTCGATAGTTCTTTAACTGAAGAAGTCATTGATGAATCCTTTTTACCTGTCTCCAAAATGTACAAATCAGGAAAGTTCCATAGTGTCCGCTCCTTGATTCCTACACGTTTAGGAAAATCCAACTTGAAACTATTTGACGAAAGTGAAAACGAAGTCGCTTTTGATCAAATTGAACCAAACTCATCTTCATTATTGACTATTGTAGAAATACAGGGTATTCGATGTTCTGCCCGTTCTTTTCAATTGGATTTAGAAATAAAACAAATGATGTTATTAAAACCCGTCGATTTATTTGAAACCTGTTTATTTAGCAAAAAACAACCATCTTCTACAGTTTCTCCACCTGTGGTAGCATCTACCCCTGTTATTACTGCAGAAGATGACGAACATAAAGACACTTTAGAAAAGAATAATAGTACCAATGATGTAGTTGTCGAATATGTTAATATTGAAGAAGAATACGAACCTGTCAATTTAGCAGAAAATTCATCACTGAACGATGACACTAATAATGCAATCGTATTGACAAATGATGCTGATAATAGTAATAATAATGCAAAAGTGATCAGTTTAGATAGTGAATTAAATACTGACTCTAGTAAAAACAAGATGATCGAACTGTCTGCACCTGAAAATCTTTGTAACAATGATAATGTTGATAATAATAATGATAATAATGATAATAATGAGGGGGAAGAAGAAGAGGATGAGGAGGAAGAAAAAACTTTAGCCATTTTAGGATCTGATATGGATGAGGTTACATTGGATATTCCAAATGATGACCATGATGTAGTAGAAATCAAAAAGCGTAATGATGTATATTTTACTATGTACAAAGATGCAAAGCGAAAGGCAAAAATTGCAAGAGATTTAGCAATATCTTCTTTTTTAGAGGCGAAAAAAATCCGTAACACATATTTAGTCGATGAAAATTTATCTGAATCATCTGATGATGAAGATCACCAGAAAAGTTTAGACAAACAAATGCAATCCTTGAAATCCATGTAAATGGAGAGATCACAAAATAGAAATTCTAGAACAAAATCTTTTTTCTATTTTTGGTGTTTTTAGTAGAACATAGAAATCTATTGAATATATATATAATTTTATAGATTAAATAATTTTATCTGACGTTTATATACAATGCCTACGTTTTTATCAGGAATTTCTTCAGGATTACGTAAATTTTTCACAAAAGATAGAGTGATAGTCCTTGTTGGCTTCATTGTACTAGCTGTAGTTTTCATGTATTATTCTACCGGTAAAGTTATAGTAAGAGACGGTATGTCTGAAGGTAAGGTACAATTACCTTCTACAGATGCATCTGCTGATGCCCAGGATACACAAGAATCAGCTGTTACTCAAGATTCTGCAAAGAAGGAATCTTTCCAGGGATACAGTGAAAAGGAAGTTGCAAACCCATCCGAATTACTACCCAATGACGAAAACAGTCAATGGTCATCATTGAACCCTGTCAGTCAAAGTAACCCACAAATGCCTGACATGTTACAAGCTGGATACCACATCGGTTTGGATACAATTGGTCAGACCATGAAAAACGCCAACCTTCAATTGAGATCTGATCCAGTTATCCAGAAAGGTGAGATTGGACCATGGAACCAAAGTACAATCGAACCCGACTTGATGCGTGTTCCTTTGGAAGTAGGATGCAGTACCGACAAATAAATAATGAATTAACTAACTGTACCAAAATATTTTTTATGCTACTATAAAATATATTTTCCTTCTCTCGAAATTAAAACAAAATAAATAAATGGCGATTGAATCATTTGTTTATAATAACGGTCTTCGTGTGATACATGAAAAAAGTCCTTCCAATTTACCCCTATGTACAATCCACATATTTTGTACAGTAGGGTCTGCTCACGAAACACACGCCAAAGTAAAAGGAATATCACATTATTTAGAACACATTTTAATTCAATTGTCTAATATAAACAATCATGCTTTTGAAATATTTGACAAAATGGGTTCTAATATAAACGCGGTCACTACTAAACGATATACTTGCTTTTACATTACTGTACCGGAAAAGTTTTCCAATACTTGTATAGAAATATTTAGTAACATGTTAAATGATACTAAATTCAATAACAGTAGTACAGTAATACGCAAGGAAAAAAAGATTATTCAACACGAAAATGAACGAATTAATCGACAGTTTTCCACTCAAGCTTTTGAATTCTTCGAATCTACCTTATATAAAGGATGTTGTTTCCGAGACCCAGTTGATCATATCGATTTCCAAGATAATCGCCCCGATTTTACGGAAACCGAATTGTACGAATGGTACCGTCAATATTATAAACCTGGAAATATAATCATTAGTATTGTCAGTAGAAATGACATCGACTATTGGCGCAATATTATCCAAAATACGAAATTCATTGACAAACCAAGATTGAGTAATCCCACTACTACTACTACTACTACTTTACTGACTAAACCAGAACGTACATTCTATGATTTCTCTTTGGATTGTCGTGTAAAATTGAACGAAATGATGCTTCATACCGAATTAATTGTAGGGTTCCGTACAGTAGATTATTATTCTACAGACCAATATGCATTTGATTTATTGAATCATATTTTAAATGGAATGAGTGGTCGTTTATTTCGATTATTGAGACAAAAACACAATTTAGTATATTCGTGCAATTCTGTAGTAGAACATTCTGAATTTATCGGTTATTTTACTGTACAAACTGAATGCTCCAATGAACATGTATTTCATCAAAACAAAGGAATATTGTACTATATTGTGAAAATGTATCAAGATTTAGTCGAAAACGGTATCAGCCAAAAAGAACTGACAATCGCAAAAGAATCGTTGAAGAGTACATTGCTTCTTGACCAAGAATCTATTAATACAATTGCAAAGTACAACGGAGAACAAGTTTATATTTCCAATCCAAATACGGAAAGTGTTGTACCGTTTTTAGAACAATACAACACTCGTTACAAACCAATACAATTGAGACAAATCAATCATGTTATTCGAAATTACTTTCGGTTGAATCGAATGATTATTACAATATCATCCAGTAAT